CTGCGAAATCTCTTTATCGCGTTTTCGGGTGAGTTTTCCTATCTGGCTGCCAAGTAAGGCAATAGCGGCCTTCTGCTCTTCTGTTCGTTCAGAAGTTTTGCCAGACTCCTGGCGCAGCTTTCTGATTTGATCCGTAGCGGTCTTAAGCTGTTCATCAAACTTTTTAACCGATGCGCTGGTAGCGTCGAATTTTTTTGCCTGCGACTGGAGGGTTTTAATCTGGTCGTGCGTGGATTTTACGGCGCCAGCCAGCCCCTGACTGGCCTTGCGGGCAGCGGTCAGGGGCTGGGTCATTTTGTCAATGGCGGCGAGCGCCACCTTAATGCTGAGATTTTGTTGCATACATTGCCCTGAATCGCTCGACGGCGCGTTCCCGCCAGTCCAGCAACTCAGGTACGGGCGTTGCCCACAGTTCGGAACGCGGCCAGTGAAAAACGGCGGCGATATCCGCCATTACATCTTCAATGCAGTTAAACGAGAGTTCTGTAACGTCGTCGGTTACGCGTCCGGCAGTGGCGCCAAAAAAGTGACGGCCGCAGTGACAAGTGCGGTAAAGTCGCGCGTATCCATGGTCATCAGTTCGATCTCTGTCAGCATCGGTTCAGTGACGCGGGGCAGTAATTTGAACATGCTGTCGACATCGCTCTGCATGACTTCATAGAGCTTAAGGCCACGCAGCGAACCGGGGTGCGCCATGGCTTCGGTGATACGGACTTTATCGATGGATTCTTTATCACGCTTGATCGGACTGGTGAGCGTGACGGTGTTTTCTGACTGCTTTGTCATGGGTGATACCTCTGAAGCTGGCCGGGCAATGCCGTTACCCGGCCGGGGGATTAAAATCAGATACCGAGTGCCTTACGCAGCGCGGCCGCTTTATCGACGCCGCCCACGACAAGCACCATATTGAGTGCGTCCACCTCGAGCACGACGGTTGTGCCAACGGTGATTTTGACGTAGGTATTTTTAAGCGTGTATTTGTGGCTTGTGTCCTCGCCCACTTTCGCGTTACCCAGGTCCATCTCAGTGAACCGGCCGCGTGTCTGGATCTCACAGGTGGTGTAGCCCGCCGTGGTTTCATCCTGAAACGCACCCGTAAAGCGCAACTGCATCGCATCTGCCGTGTCCTCATACATGCGGCTGAGCAATGCGACGGTAAGGCCACCCATCGTGATTTCCATGTCCAGGGCGGTATCGTCGAAACCCAGATCGACGTTGACAGGGGCCAGCATGCCGCCGCCGCGATAGGCCACAAGTTTGTGTGTCAGCTTTGGCAGCGTAACTTCTGAAGCCACCCCGATCATGGATTTACCATCCACAAAGATATTGAACTGCTTGAGTTTTCCGGCTAAAGCCATTTTCTAATCTCCTTCAGCTGCCAGACGACGCGGCCGCCGTGTCGAACACGTCAAACCAGCTGTCGGTGAAGTCCTGAATAAACTCAATATCTTCTGCTGGCGGCACGGGCGTGTAGTTATATTTGATGGTGATTTTTCCCTGTCGCAGCGTGTCTTTTGAGTTTTCGGTGGTGTCATACCAGGCCGTCCCGCCCAGCAGCCTGTCAGCCGTGGTCAGTGCGCTGAGCTTCTTGTTAACACCATCAACTACCGCCTTCGCAAATGAAGGTGTCAGGGGGCCATCCACGTATTTAGCGTGCGCTTCAGCAACCATGACGCGGAGCATCTGCGCCGTACGCGTGTACACCTCAAAGACATAGGTGTCTTCGTCGCGTGTGCGGTTGCCCCACAGGCGATAGCCGTCCCGTTTGATAATGGTGGTGACGCAGGCCTGGTTAAGATCGTCCGTGTCGCTGTCGGTGTCCTCCAGCGAGAAATAGACGTCATGCGTCATGCCGGTTACACCGCTGATCGCTACATTGGAGATGGACTTGTGCCAGCCGGTTTCGTCGTCGATTCTGGCACGCAGCCCCACGGCTACGGCTGGTGCAGGTATAACGCCGGTTTTGCCCGTCGCGCTGTCGTCAGCTTCAAAGTCAGGCCAGATAACCATGAGTTCACGGCCGGTCAGGTTAGCAGCATACTTTTTGGCTTCATTGACGCTCTTGCAGCCATAAGCTGACACGTACGCAAACGCCTTCAGCTTTTCGGCAAACACCTGTAGCTCCGTGGCGACGTTCTCTGTATCCAGCCCGGGAACGGCCAGAATGCGCGGCGAGACGCCCACCTTCTGCACCGCAGTAAGCAGCGCATACATACCGGTATAGCGCCCGTCCTTTGTCTGACCACCGATGACAAGCTTGTCCTGCGTTGGTGCATCTTCATTGCTGGAATCCGGCGTTGCGTTATCCGCATCCGCCACGCGCACAACAACCACTTTCGGGCTGCACTGGTTGCTGATAGCAGTCAGCGTTGTCAGCAGCGTGCCGGTGGTGCCTGCCTTACCCAGCACTGAAACCACGCGGGTCAGCAGTACAGGTGTATCGAGCGGAAAAGTTTCATCGTCCGCATCATCCGCCGTGCAGATAACGCCGATGACGGATGAGTCAATATCGTTAATGGCATCGCCGAGATCGGTGGTTTCCGTCACCCGGGTGCCGTGGTGAAATTTAGCCACTGTGGGTTCTCCGTCATGTGTACTGCCATCATGCTGCCCTGCCCTTGAAGCGGGTTCACGCACTGCGAAGTGTCGCCCCCCGCTGACACTGAGCAGGCATTGATGCTGCCCGCGCGCGCGTTGAGCATGTGAACCAGACAGAGGACTGATGCAGCGGAGAGAACATAGTGAGCGACATTCTGAGCGAAGCGGGTACGCTCGCCGATGAGGCGGGTGATGTGCTCGCCTCCTACAGCCCGCGACCGGCATTTGATATTCAGGTGGGCGGGAAGACAGTCACACAGGTAAACGATCGCCTGCTGAGCCTTACCGTCACTGAAAACAGGGGTTTTACGGCGGATACGGTGGAGATTGAGCTGGATGATACAGACGGCCTGCTCCAGCTGCCGCGCCGGGGAACGGAGATCCGGGTCGCCATTGGCTGGCAGAATGGCGGGCTGGTCGAAAAAGGTAAATTTGTTGTGGATGAGGTCGCCCACAGCGGCCCGCCTGACCGCCTCAGCATTACGGCCAGAAGCGCGGATTTTCGCGATGACTTCAACGTTAAGCGCGAGTACAGCTGGCATAACTGCACGGTAAGCTATGTCGTTTCCGCCATTGCTGGCCGGTACAACCTGACGCCGGCCATCAGCAGCGAGCTGGCAAATCTGGAAATCGATCACGCCGATCAGACCCAGGAATCAGACATCAGTTTTTTAACCCGCATGGCTGAAATGCTCGGGGCCGCCACCACGATAAAAAACGGCATGCTGCTGTTTTTCACGCCCGGTACCGGCAGAACGGTAAGCGGGCGCGTTCTTCCCTCCGTCATGATTACCCGCGCCAGCGGCGACAGCCACAGCTTCCGGGTTGCCGACCGTGACGCCTATACCGGCGTTGAGGCGTACTGGCTGGATCTCAATTTCGGGAAGAAGCGAAAGACCCGGGTGCGCGGGCAGAGGAAGAACACCGCCCCGAAATCCAGCAGCCGTGAGGGCCATTATCTGAATGGTGCCGAAGGCAATGTGTATGTGATGCGTCAGACCTTTAAAACAGAGCTTGCCGCAAAGCGAGCAGCCGTCGCTAAATGGCAGTCACTGAAACGGGGTGCAGCAGAATTCAGCATGCAGCTGGCGCGCGGCCGCGCAGAACTTTACCCGGAGCTGCACGCGATCATGTACGGCTTCAAGACAGACATTGATGAGGGTGACTGGACCATCACAAAGGCCACGCACACCGTGACACGGCAGGGATTTTACACGGCACTGGAATTTGAAGTCAGGCTGACCGACTGGACAGTCACAGCGACAGCGGAATAATTGAGCAAGGGCGATGCATAACGCTATAATCCCCGGGAACCGGAAGGGGGATTATGCCATGTATCGTTGTCCAAAATGCGGCGCGTCAGCGCGAACGCGCAACAGTGAATATCTTGATAAAAAGGTCTGCATCCAGCGCGCCTATCACCAGTGCAACAACCTTTACTGCGGGATCACCTTCCGCACGCTGACAGAAGTCGATGCCATCATCACCGAATCAAAGCCCAACTTCAGTATCCCGATCCCGACGAAGACTTTCCCCAAAAATCATTACGGCGATAATCAGATCGAACTAGCACTGTGATGCAAGCCTGCTCAAACGTCTAAGCCCCGCAATGCGGGGCTTTCTGTTAGCGTGGTCGATATGTGGACGTTAACTGAAATAAAATCCTTTTATTTCATATTGTTGTATAAATATTTAAAATCCTCAACTGAGGCGTTTCTTCAGAGCACGGACCAATAAAATATAAAGACTTATCGAATCTTGATAGTCCATCGCAGCACGCTTAAATCAGAAAAACAGAGATGGCGACA